CAAGTTGAGGCATCACATCGGAGCAATCAACCTGCTGCGTATTGGCAGGAACGCGCTTGGCAAACACAACTTTGTAATCACCGCTTGCTGGGATTGGTTGCGTGGTCCCACGGGTTTGATAAACAACAAAAGTTACTTCTGGCTGGTAAGGGCCAACTGTACCGCCGTAAAAAAAACCGCTTGCATCTGGAGTCGCAACACCGGAGTAACGAATCGTTCCCAAGGTGCCGGTAATTGCCGTCGCACCTGTGTAGGTGTAATAACCAAGACCACTTTCTGCTGCAGGCGTGTTAAGTCCAGTAGCAGTAATGAATACCGTCTGTCCACTAACCAAGCGAACTCGAGTACCGGTAGTCGCCGTTTCTAAGGTGTAATCAGGATTGCGGTAATAATCATTCCTCACAATAGTGATAGAATCAACAACGCCACCACTATTGTTATCTTCTTGTAAAGCTGCATCCATGTCGACAAGAATCGACGGAGCTTGTCCACCTTGCACAAAAAGTGTGTTGGTGGACGCGCTTCCAACAGTTTGAGTCGTGACTCGCACTGAATCAAAAAGAGGCCTGTCAACTAACAGGGGCTGCTTATTTGTATTTGTCGAAGCCAAGGTTCTAACGCACTAATATCCACCATTATACCTGAGTTTCAATAACCAGGTGTAGATAGCGGATTGGTAATAACACCTAAGTTATTACCAATACCTCCTAAGAAATCAGCAAAGCGTTGTGCTGCATTCTTTGGTTGAGGAGCTCCTTGCATCGCTTGTTGCATCAACTTAATGCCCATCGCTTCTTCAACTGTAGGGCCGTACGAAGACGCTACACTTGTTGGTTGTGGTTGGCTTGTGCTTGGATTGGTTGCATTAGTTTGATTAGCTGCTCCAAAAATACCAAGGCCTTTGTTAAACAGAGTAGGGTTTAACGGATCAAAGTAATAATTACTTTTACCAGGGATTGGCATGTAGTCCCCTTGTTTTTTGCGTCCGTATGCAGATACACCTCTAAAAGACTGGGCACCTTGGGATTTTCTAAACTGTTCACCAACCAAAGATGGGTCGTTAATAATATTGCGAATACGATTGTATTCAGCTTCGCCGCCTAATTTTTGAGCACCAAAAGCTGGATCAGCGAGCTGCTGCATTGAATAATCAAAAACAGCCTCGTACTGACCAGGTGATTTAGCAATGTTTCTAATGTCAACACCACCCCAGTTACCAGCTAAACGCCGAGCAAGTACGTTGGCAGCAACTGCTGCTGCATCCTCACCACGGCCGCCACGATATCCTTCTAATCCAGAAAGAACCGTAAGCGCGTTAACTTCTTCCGGCTTTAAGTTAAATAATTGCTGTACTGTTTTTGGTGGCATATGACCTCCTAAATTATTCTCCTACCCAATTTGAGTTTGCTTTAAGACCAGGGATAAATACAGCTTGTAACGCGGTAACAAGACTGATTTTCGTGGCTAAGCGTTTAACAAAGTTAGGGCAGAGAATCATTGGTTTAAAAGCAACAACACTGGCCTCCGTGAATCAAAAGATTCGTATCCAGTAGGTTGGGCTTACATGCTGAGCAATGCCAAGAATTAACGTTTAGTGTACTGGTTCAGAAGCTTTTGAAATTCTTCTGGACTCATGTTTTCAAAACGTGGATCAGCAAAGTTTACAGGCGGCGGCCCTTCTCCACCAATAAAGCTAGGAGATGCGGGGTTCAGCATGGCGTCTGCCATTGGTACGGCAGGTGTAGGGCCTTGAGTAGCCTGGTTCCAACTAAACTCGGCACGGTTCTCAATTGATGGAATTGATTGAATGCCAATACCGCGTTGAATAGCATCGTAACCAACAGCTCCTGGTTTTACTTGTTTTGCAAGTTCAGGATTCTTTTGTGCCCAAATTGCCATGCCTTGGTCACGTACCTTAGCACGTTCATCAGCAATAGCTTGCTTTTGCATGTCAGGATTAGCCTTGACCATTGCTTCAACCCTGGCACGCTCCCGTTCATACTCACGATTCTGTGCGGCGTACGGATCTAATGGCGTAAAGGAGCCTGTTCCAGGGGGACGCGTAGGTGGTGCACCTCCTGGTGAACGAGAAAAACTATCTTGAATAAATTGGTTTTGTGTGCCAGGGACATTAAGACTGTTTAAAGTTGCACTGCTGCCTGTTTGATTTAAAAGTTGCCAGCCGTAATCATCACCTCCCCAATAAACGGGTTTGCCATTTAATACAGCCTGCGTCCCAACTGGTCTTGTTCCTTTAGTGTTATTGGAAGATTGCGTATAAGGTATTTTTCCTTGTGCAGCTTGTCCTGCCATATAACGTAGTTGATTACCAAGGGAATTCCCAAAGTTACGGCCTACGTCTGTTCTGGGATCAGGGATGATACCAGGTAAATTTTGAACGCCTTTATCTACAAGAGAACCAGGACGGCCTTGGTTAAAAAGCTCAAAGCCGGTAAAAAGACCAGCACCTCCCAACAAATTACGACCTAATCCCAGTAAACCGCCAAGTTCACGTGCGCCTGCAAAACTAGGCATGACTACCTCCAAACCTCATGTAAATAAATGCGAGAACCAACAGCAGTGTCGGCTGGCCCAGGTAAAGCCTGAATAAACTCACCACCAGAACGCTCGTAACGATAACGAGCCTGGAAAGGATCTTTATAGTTTGGAACGTAAAGGATCTGCGCAAGTCGATTAGTTTCGTAGAGATAAATCTCATCCCAAACTTTTAACGATTCCCTTGCATTGCTGGAGCGAATCGTACGATCAACGTCACCAACGATGTTTTCAATACGAGTAGAGGGCGAAGTTGCCACTTCGGTTTTCTTCTCGGCAGTATCACAACGACCAAGTTGAATAATAACTTTGTCGTAGAAGTATGAATCCGGGATGGTATTCATAGCTTCCTCCAGACGTGCGTAATCGCCCGCCGGTACGGTGACCGTGAAGTAGCCGAGGTGGTATCGGACTCTACTTTTATCGAAGTCGCTGAGATGCACAGCTTAGTTCCGTATGTTTTATATTATACGCTCATTGGATTTTGCATGATGCCAAGGCCTCCCATTGATTTCATCATTTGTTCCATAACTTCTCGATGATTTGTTTGTTGTGGTGGATTAAGTAATTGCTGCATCATTGTTGTTTGTAATTGATCTTGCATATAACGTTTTAGAAAATCTTGACGTGATTCGGCGGTAGTTGTTTCTGCTGGTTGTGTGGTTCCAAGGGTTTGCGCTGCTCCTACTAATACTTCCGTTTCAGTTTCTGGTCGATCAATATTTCCGTGACCTACACGAAATACAACTTTTCCACTGGGATCTAGTGCTTCGGAAAAATAACCATATCCACCGCCACTGCCACGACGAATCTTACCTCCTGCAATACCTGGGAGATAAATCGATGCATCTTCTACGGCACCTTTATCGAACCTACTCTTACCTTTGAATGGTACGTAAAAATCAAAAGAATCCCAGCCTGGATGCTTACTATGACTATGTGCTCCAGAAGCACGTTCTAGTAAATCAACCTTTGCGGCAAGATCTGCGGCCGTATCCCACCTTCGTCCAGATACCGCTGGGTTAGAAAATTCAATAGTACGTCCCAATGATCCATATTGATTAGCAACCGCATCCATTGCTTTAACACGCTCAGCAATCGGCAACGATTGCAGCATTTTTAAATCGATATGATAATCCGTACTTCCACCAATTTTTCCACTGGGACCTGTGTAACCAGATCGAAATACAGGATATGCCATGTTGTTTTATTTATTATTTTACGTGCAAAAAACCCCTGGTTTCCCAGGGGTCAATAGGAGTTGAGTATCAAACCCTAATCAAATCTGCTGACAAAACCGAGTCCCAATCAACACGTTTAATCTGCCTTAACTGTTCAAGATTGTTAAACCTTTCACCCGATAAGGACATTTGAAGATCTTTAATCTCTCGAGCTGTTTTCAATCCAATACCTTTAATATGATCAGCGATCATTTGTGGGGTAGCGCCATTGATGTTAAGGCGAGTATCCGGAGGAAAGGTACGAGGCTCTTCCTGCGCTGCTTTATCTTTTACACGAAGAGTTTTTACTTTCTTCGTTGCTTCTTCATCAGGTGTAAGTTCGGTTTTGTATGCGGTATAAAGGCGACCGTCTTGGTCTTTGACCATGAACCAATCGCCGTTATCCCATTCGCTTACAATCTCAACGCGTGCACCTGTTTTTTTATGCTGATAAAGCATATCTGCAGTAGGCGTAGACATAAGACCAGTTGTTTACTGGTCTTAGTTTAACCTAATCAGCTAACAACACGACCAGTAAGGTACATGTCGATGTCTTCGTAACCAGGGGCAGTATCCGGTTGGATGTAGCACACTTCCACAACCAAATAACCAGTGCGGCTAGCGGCGCTATCAGCAGCAGAAATGTAGAAGCTACCGGAAGTCGTGGTGCTATTAGCAGTTTCTTTTGCGAACACTTTGAAAGTGGTCGAGCTAGTTGCTGCGTAGTAAGCGTTACCAGGAAGAGGACCAAGAACGCCGGAGCTCAGAATGAAAGGATTAGAACCGTAAGCAGCGGTACCACCAGCAAAGTAAATCTCACCTGCTTGGCTACCAGAGACGGTAGAAGTGAGGTTAGCTTGTGCCACACCTTCACCAACGCCCGAAGCAGCGGTAGGGGAACCACCATTGCTACGACCAAAGGAGATCACGTTACCGGTTGCGGCATACACACCAGAAGCAATCGTGCCATCCCAACCAGAAGCCACGGAAATCGCAGTGCGATAAACGTAAGCAGGCAAGGTGGAGTTACCAGAAATCACCATGCCGGTGATGTTGGGACGAGTGTCGTCTTGCCGATAAGGCGAAGGAACGATCACATCGGCTGCGGTGATAGCAGCAGTAGCGCCAGTGCCGCCAGAGATGCCGGCAACAGGCACATAACCACGCTGCTGGAAGTAACGATAACCGGGGGTGGCAAGCACAGAAGTAGGGCCTGCGTTAGAACCGGTGTCGGTACCAGAGGCGTTGGGATCGATGTTGCGATACCAGCCGTTAAGAGCATTATTCCAGTTACCTGGATAAATCTTTTTAGCGGTTAAATAAGTCATTTATCTATTCCAGATATGTTTGTTGTTATCAGATGACGCCATCATCTTGGACGAAGCTGAAGGCAGTGGTGATGAAATCGGTGTTAAGGATTTCAAAACCAGCGTAAAGTTGCCAAATCAGAATGATGAATCGGCTGAAATCATCATTATTGTTAATCAGAACCTGCGCATTCGGGCCGCCGATACCAACGCCAACTGCCTGAGGACCAAAGAAATAGCCTTGTGCCACTTCTTTGGAGGCATAAGTAGAACCACCGTCGAAAGAAGCGGTGATGTTCTTGGTTGGGAAGTTGGTGGACTCGAAGAACTTAACGCCTTCAAACTGCACGCCGGTTGGCATCACAGGTTCGCCAGCCAGGAAATAACCTTGACCAGCTTGGGGACCCATGTAGAAGCTGGCGTTGTTAGGCATCATGGGGTTACCCATGTACATGCCTTGGCCAGGATTGCCAGCGTAACGTGCGATCTCACGGAAGTCAGGATCACGACGCAGGTGCATCATGAAGACGGGATCGCAAATGCAACGATACAGACCGTCAGAGAAGGTAGGAACGTTACGCTTACGCAGGTCCTTGACAACGCTCAGCAGGTCGGTACGCACCTGGAATTGCTGAACGTCGGCGGTATATTCGGTGCTGGTGTAGCTGATACGACCAGAGGAATCTTTGGTCTTGCCACCAGCGAAGTAGTAACCGCCTTGCGAAGTAGAGGCGGCACCATTGGCTTCAGCTTTAGCGAGTTCATCGAGGAACACGCGGTCACGCCACCGACGATAGTCATCGAGCAGCGTGAGGCTACCGATGGACTGGTGGAACATATTAAGGTTGCCCGAGTCCAGCAGGAGGCGCTGAGCCGTGATTAAAGTCTCACGAGCAATCTTAAAAGTGCTAGGCTGGGTTGGATCGCCCGGATCTGCAGGGCCAGTGTATTCCTTCAGCACAACAAGCACCTTCTCTTTGGTGATGTTGCGGCTGTTGGCGGTACCGATGGTTTGATCGGATACACGCTCGCGGCTGTCCTTAGTACCAGGGGTACCCCAGAACTTATAGCGGTCTAACTGGACGGTTTGACCAGGCTGGCGAGTGAAGTCATGAACGACCACAGGCTCGACTGCCATTTCCGCGATGTACGCAGGGTGGGGACGATAGAGCTCCGCACCTAAAATCTTTGGAAAGTCATTATCAATAAACACTTTGTTTCATCCTCCGTGTGATCGTCTAGGAAGTGTTTTTATCGGGTAAAAGATTCAGACATTTCCATGTCTTATCTATTAGAAATTTTAGCAGTTAGTAACTTATTGGTTACATATACTGCAAAGTGGGCGTAGCAGTACGCGCCATCAAGGTGTTGCTAGAACCATAACGCTCTGGGTCTTCACCTTGAACAAGATTCATAACACCACCGCCAATTGTGCCACCTAAAGCACCGGCACCAAGAACACCGATTCCTGTGCCAAGTGCAAATTCAGCCCTGGGACTGGTAGAACCAGCCTTAACAAGTCTGCTCATGTAACCTGGGCCAAGTGCAGCTCCAGTACCTGCACCTAAAGCCCCAGCGCCAATTGCTTCTGCAATTAAACGACCGGGACTTTTTTCTTGTGCTTGGCCGGTAACAACGTTTCCAAGGGTGGCAAGACCTGCAGCAGCGGCGCCTGCGCCGAGCGTTGACAACATAGGGTTCATTGCTGCATTTGTGAGTGCTGCTTTACCCTTTTGAAGTAACGGATTAAATTTACCGGCTAGCTTCATCCCCTCACTCCATTACAAACAATTTGTTTGCAACAACTTGAGGTTGAGCTTGATTCAGTAAACGCCAAGCGTTGGCAGGGTCCACATCCATCTGTTGCTTGAAGCTGCCCCAGAAGTTTTCAGGACGCTGAGGAGCAGATGCAGAAGGAGGTGCTGGCAGGTACGCATTCATCGCATCAACAGGTGCGGTGCGATAACCAGGAGTCTCAAGCTCGGTCTCACTTTCGTACACAGGGCACGGACCTTCAGGACCAAAGAACTGCAGGGTGTAATCGCTGAGAACATCAGGGTTCGTCAGGATTTCATTGTATGCAAGGTTCTCTTGGTGTTCGTTAACTGCAAAATTGGCATAACCAGTTAACAGACCTTGTGCTTGTTGGCCCCAAGCAACAGCACTATCCAGCATACCCTCGAGATTAAGGGCATATTGGTTGAGAATTGCTGGTGCTTCCCAGCCGTAGTTATTGATTACGAACCGGCTTTCGTTGCTTAGGTTTAGCCGATCCGCTACTACCTGACTCAGAGACTGGCTGTCGGTTTCCGCGGAGGGTGTCGAATAAGTTTGGGAATAATTGGGCGAGTATGTCTGGTTGGCTTGCGAGGTCTGCGGAACCGATTGATACGTACTTTGGCCGTTCACCTGTCCGTAATTGGCCGGACTGTACGTTGTCGGTGCTGATGGTTGACCCTGGAACGGGGATTGCACTGGGCTGCTCAGAAGGCCCACCACCTTGTTGAACGCCGATTCCCATGGATTGCTCGTCGCCTCCGATTGGGATTGGGGGGCGTACTGAGACGGGTTTGATTGGTAATTGGGGGCCGCCTGTGGTACCGCTTGGGGGTAGCTCGTACCCACCTGATACTGGGCCGGTTGTCCCACTGGAGCTGCTGGTGCTGCTTGGTAGCTCGGCACCACGTAGCTGCTCGGAGCCACCGCTGCCGGAACTTGGCTCGTCTGTGGGATCGATTGGACGGTAGCGTCCTGCATAACTCATCTCCTTTTGTAAAGCTTCTAAAGTTCGATA